CCTCAATATCTCTGCGTATGTGTAGAGCAAACCGACTTCACACCTCTTCACTTTGATGAGGTAGAAGAAAGAATCCAACAACGTTGGAAGGATGCAGGATACGAAGGTCCTGTAAAAGCATGGGGAAATGGAAGTGGACCTAACTAATGATTAAAATGATTATTGCTTTCTTGTCAATGTGTATAATTTTGTATACGAGCATTGATATTTTTCGAAGGTTAACCGGAAAAGAAAAGATGGAGTTTGTTAAGTTAGCCAGTTACTCATTGGGTATTGCAACAATCGCATCGTTGCTTGCTCTTGCTATTATTGTTTTGTTTTAAAGGAATTATTATGAATCGTATTGCTAAGGTTGCCGTTCTCGCTGGTTTAATGGCCACGACTGCTGCATGTACACGTATTGAAACAGGTGAAGTCGGCGTTCGCCGCGATATGTACAAGCAGATTGAAACTACTGAACTGCAGCCAGGGTCTCTAAACCAGACCATGTTTGGTGATGTATTGACGTTCCCTACCAAGGACGTTCAGGTTGATGTAGCTGATCTAACCCCTTTGGCAGCAGACAATTCGACAGTCGCTGACTTTGATATGGCTGTTATCTACTCAATCAATCCTAGTTCTGTTGCCGAACTCTACATCGAAAAGAACCGTGGTTTCCACGCTGAAACTGAAGAAGGTGATACATTGCTAATGTATAACTACATTCGTCAACTTGGTCGTAATGCTGCCTACAAGGTTGCTCGTCGTTACGAGTCACTGAAGATGGCTGATAACCGTGCTGAGATGGAACAGTCGATCCGCCAGGAAGTTGTAGCGCAACTTGCTTCTGAAAAGCTTGATGGAGCAATTTCTATCTCGCAAGTTCTTGTTCGTCAAGTAAAGCCTGCTGCAAACATTGTAGCCTCAGCCAATCAGTTGGTTCAAGCACAGAATGCTGAAAAGCAGAAGTTGGTAGAGGTACGTACTGCAAAGTTGGAAGCGGAACGTATTGCTGCTCTTAACGCCAACGCTGGCGCAACGAAGTACATGGAAGCAACCGCTCTCGTAACGATTGCTGAAGCCGTCAAGGATGGCAAGGTCAACACGATCATTGTGCCTTACGACTTTAAGGGCATCGTTAACGTAAAATAACTGTGTACAATTAATTTGTGGTGGTGTATAACAAAATCTGGAGGAAATTATATTATGACAATGCATCTTCTAGGTCCTGCTTACACCACCACAAACCACAACAAGCGTAAGTCTAAGGTCAGCAATTCCCAGTACCACAAGTACTGTATGGACTGGCGTGACGACTGCAAGCGCAACAAGCGTCTAGGCATCAAGTCAAAGACGCTAGACGAGTATCTGGCATACCGGCAAGGTAAATACAATCCAAAACTTCGTGGCACCAAGATGCCAGAGTATAACGTATCAAATCATCGTGAGAAATATCCGTCATTGGCCGATACCGGTGTGACGTTTGCCAAGAAGCCTAACGTCTATACAGGCGACCGCCTACTCGGTATTGCTACAATGCACAAATCTAATAGTGTTCCGGTCTTCAGCCAGGAAGATGCTATCGAGATAGCGACAATGCGCCGTGGCTAGCATCCTGACGATTTTGGTACTTCTATTCGTAGTGCCGTTCATATTATGGCTGGCGGTCTACATATTCTTTGTGGTTGCTGTCATTAAATTCATCGTGAAGTACATTTGGTATGTACTATTATTCCTATTCATGCTATATTTGATATTCTAGTAAAGGAGATTATAATGGCAAATCCGATTAAAAACCCGACACTATCAGACGGCACTGGTGTCAACTTACGTTCACTTATCGACTATACCAAACAGGCTATAGTTGCTCTGGAAGACTCTGGTGAAGAAAATGCAGCTCATTACTTTGATTGCTTTCTTGACTATCTTACGCTGGATGTTGCCAACGGCAAACCGTTCGGCTTCACATATAAATCGTTAGGACTATAAACATGCTTATTGAAACTCCATATAAAGTTACCGACATCATCACAGTTAAGATCCTTGGCGGCGATGAGGTCGTTGGCCGACTGGCAGCCATTGAGAATGGTACCGTAACCCTTAACAAGCCGCATGCAGTTATGATGGGTCAGCAAGGTTTTGGTCTTGCACCTTACGTCTTGACTGCTGGTCCTGAATTCAAGATTAACATTAAGGATGAACATATTGTCTGTATCGTCAAAACATACGACGCTGTAGCCAAAGAATACACCAAACAAACAAGTGGACTTATGGTATGATTGTTCAAAATGCAGTAACATGTCTTGCTTGTGGTGACTTTATTGTCTCCAAGCATCGCCATGACTTTGTAGAATGTACGTGCGGTGCAATTGCAGTTGATGGCGGTCAAGAATACCTACGGCGCGTCGGCGACTTTACTAATGCAGTAGACCATTCATGGGAAATCTCAGATGAATTGTATCGTCAATGTGCAGATGCAGTCGAAGAAGCTATCGACACCAATCGTAATAAGTTTGGCATTGCTAATGCTGTAATGCGTAGGCTTCGATCGTCTGCTAGTATCATTGGTAAAGGTGAGCAGCGTATCATAGGCGTAAATAATGACCTTGATGAGATTATGGTCGAAGAAGCCGATGGCACATATAGCCGTTATAAGAAAGTCATTGATGATGAAAAAATCTAAATGGTATCGCAAGCCACTTAAGCTTGCTGGTATTACATTTGATGGCAAGCATCACCTCATAGGATTCCAGTGGCCATACACAAACTGTATGGGTACTACCTATCTCACTACAATGATGGCCGATGGCTGGATCTGTGAGTGTATGGGTTTTACATCACACGGCCATTGTAAGCATATTAAACAAGTACATGAAAGGATAATTGCATGAGTAAGATTACTGTAGAATTGGATGCTGAAGCTATCGATCAGGTTATTGTTGACCAACTGTTTGAAAGCCGCTCATCCTTGTTAAAAGACTATGAAAGCGGTACTGCAAAGGTATTTTCGCTAGATCCTAAAGAAGATCGTAAGCAGATCCGTAAGATGATTAAATCATTTGAGCGTGTTATTAGCTGGTACAGTGTTCCTGGTAGTGTCGAGTTTGACAAACTGGAAACCTATGATGCCTAAGTATCTTGTAGAAACTATTAGCATGTTTCGGATACGTTACGTCGTTGAGGCGAACAACGCATCCGATGCTAGGGATGAAGTCACTATGAACGAAGGCAATCTTCATGAGTTCTCTCAGTTGCATCTTGACGAGACAATCAGTTATGCTCGTGAGATCGATCAGGAAGAGTATCTTCGTCTGTTTGACGAGGACAACGCCTATCTTCAAGAGTGGGATGATGATGATAAACTCGGTTGGATTAATAAGGTAGATTACAGCAAGTGAACATCTTTTATCTTCATGAAGATCCACGACAGTGTGCAGTGTGGATGGTAGACAAGCATGTCGTCAAGATGATCCTTGAGACTGCGCAACTACTGTCCACCGCACACCGCTTACTTGACGGCACCGAATCTATCGATACGTCATCTGGTCGTAAGAAGCGTGTGTATGCACTATCAGACGAGCGTGACGCCGTTCTGTATAGTGCCACACATGCTAATCACCCAAGTGCCGTGTGGGCACGTCAGTCGGTAGAGAACTATAACTGGCTTGTAGATCATCTCTTTGCTCTAAGCGATGAGTATACGTACCGTTACGGTAAGACACACCTGACGATAACCAAGCTTGGTGTTCCGATTGCATCTCCTCCTCTTAACCTGAAGGAATGGGATATGACTCCTATGCCTTCGTGTATGGATGAGCAATACAAGATCGGCGAAGATCCTATCGCCAACTACCGTAACTACTACAAGTATGGCAAGGCTTCCATGCACTCATGGAAGAAACGTGAAGCTCCAGATTGGATCAACTAAACCTCCTTCGGGAGGTTTTTTTGTATCTTATAAATAGACGAAAGGAGTTTGCAATGAGTGCATTATCAGACAAATATGAAAAGGATGTCGCCAAGAATATAAACGGCATTCCAGGCGTGAAAGCAGAACGGCCGTCTGTAGGTACCGATTATCCAGATGTTAAGTTAACATATCAAAATAAGAAGACTTGGCTTGAAGTTAAGATGAGTCATACTGACAATCTTTCAAATCCTCGTATGTTTTACAAAGATGGTAAATGGCAGACTACATACAAAACTCCGGCTGCTGCTGCTGCGGTTGATATCCTGAATAGTTCTCAGCAAACAAAGAAGTTTCTTGAGGATGTCTCAAAGTTTTCTGGGATCCCGATGAAAGATCTTAAGATCCCAACATCCAAAGGCGGTCTCAAGGAGACTGGCGCGGTCCCGCTCCATATCATGAAGGCATACTTTGCAAAGCCGGGTGTCAATCGGTATATTGCTAATAAGGAAAATGAGGATTTAGGCAAGGTCGTAACAGACCACTATACAATCGGTAAAACAGAACCTGCTTACTATATGCAGGCAGGTGACGATTTCTATAGGATCTCGAACAAGGATCCATTCGGGTTCGGTTCAGCAATTCCAATGCTTAAAGGTATGGGCGATTTTAAAGTTCGCATTGGTACACGCTCAGAATTCTATGAAGTCCAGGCAGAGATCAAGATCAAGAAGATGCCGGATAGTAATTACTCACTTAAGCCTGGAACGAAAAAAAAGAACCCGTTTCTAAAATAACTGTGTACAAATTATCAAAAGTATTGTAGAGTAAACTATGATAAAGAAAAGATTTAGAGAGTTCATCGGTTCAGGTACACTTACGATATTCGATATCGATGAGACACTGTTCCATACATATGCCAAAGTTGCTGTCATGAAAGATGGTAAGGTTGTTCGTATGTTAGACAACCAAGAATTCAACACTTACAAACGTAAGAAGGGTGAAACCTACGACTACGGAGAGTTTGCGAATGCTGAGGTATTCCGCAAGTCATCCAAGCCAATTGGCCGGATGGTTGCTAAAGCCAAAGCGATCTTTGCTAACTCTAAAAAGAATCCTCACAGTCGTGTTATCATCTGTACTGCTCGTGCCGACTTTGACAACAAGGATATCTTCCTTCAGACGTTCAGAGATCATGGTTTACCTATCGATAATATCCACGTTGAACGTGCTGGTAACCTGAAGATTGACTCCTCGGCTGAAGCCAAGAAGATCATCTTTCGAAAATATATAAATACAAAGAACTACGTAAAGCTTAGGTTGTTTGATGATGCTCCTAGCAATCTTCAAGCATTTCTTTCCTTGAAGAAGGAATATCCTGACATTACGTTCGAAGCATATTTTGTAAATCCTGATGGATCGGTAAAAACAGTACGATGACCACATTTAAAGATTTCCTTTTCGAAGACGCAAGTGAAGAGAAGCTTAAGCATCTTGAGCACGCCGAAGATCACGTACTTCACGGTGGCTCTGCTGGTTTCTCCCATGCGTATCATAACCTAAAAGATGTTCACGACAAACTTACAGGCAAAGAGAACGATACTAAGGTGACCATGAAGTATGATGGTTCACCTTCTGTAGTTTTTGGTCGCAATCCAGAGAACGGTAAGTTTTTTGTGGCAACTAAGTCTGCTTTTAATAAGAATCCTAAGATTAACTATACCCATGAAGATATTCAAAAGAATCACGGCCATGCGCCTGGTCTAGTCGAGAAGCTTAAGC